TTAGGAAAAAAAAATACAAAGGTGTCTGATTATCAAAGAGGCCGAAAGGCCTCTCCAGAAACGAAGAAAAAAATGTCTGAAAGTAGAAAGGGAATTATTTTTACAGAAACCCATAGAAAAAATTTATCTAAATCTTTGAATGGGAAGAAAAGAAAATCCGGTAAATGCATATATTGTGGATGTGAAATGACCATTAATATGATTACTAGATATCATAATGAAAAATGTAAATATAAATAAGATATGGATAGGAAAGGTTTAAAAACTAAATTAGAATTTACTTTTGGAGCTAGCGATTTAGAAGTTTCACATATGGATTTTCTTATGGGGGATCCTCCTGCAAAAAAGAAGGCTGAAATAAGAATTATTAAGAAAAAAAGAAGAAACTCCAAAAAACAAAGTTCAGAATTATTTTAAAAAATGGATGAAGAAAATAAAATACCAGATTCTTTTGATGAGTTTATGAATCCTGAACCGGAAACTACTAAGGAGGATAAATCAGAAAAAGATACTTTAGAAGAAAGATTTTTTAGAGAAAGAATGGCGTGGTCCGGAAAAATTAAAGAAATGTCAGCAAAGCTTTCTAAAACTGCTCTTGTTGCTGAATTAATGACCGAAATCTATACAGAGAGACAAAGAGCTTTAGAATACTATCATTATATCATCTCATTGCTTATAAAGATTAATAAAAACTATAACAAATCATATTCTGAAAAATATAAATTCTATTCTTATACATCGCAGGAAAGATTCCCAAATGAAACCTCAAAGAATATTAGGATATTAGCGGAACTTGCTGATTTAAAAGAAAAAAGGGAGATATTAGATAATCATAGTAAGTTTATGGATGGCACTACCAAAACAATCGATAATATAATTTTCGGTCTTAAATCTAGAATTGAGATCGAGCAAATAGCGAGAGGAAAATAAAATGGATAAAAAACATTTACAAATAGAGAAAGCAGTTAAAAACTGCTATGCTATTATTAAGAAAGCTAATGAAGATTTGGAATCTTTAAGAAAAGTTTGTGAGCATCCGGAAACAGAATTATGCAATTATCAGTGGGGCGGTCCAGGGCATGTTCTGGAAGGTGCTACAGTATGCTCAATTTGTGGGGAGCTTTTAGGAAATCCCTTTTCCCAATTTAGTTATGAAATTACAACTAGTGCTGAATAGAAGAAAAGTTGTTTTACAAAAAAAGCTGATAAATTATGAATATATAAGATAAAAATGTATTCAGGAATTATCTATTGTGCTATTTCACCATCTGGGAAAAAATATTATGGAAAAACTGTTAGAACGTTAAAAGCTAGAAAAAGGGAGCATTCTAGAAATATGAATCATTGGATCTTTACAGATGCTTTGCGTAAATATGGATTAGATAATTTTGATTGGATTATAATAGAGTCGCTTTCCGCAAAAAATAAGGGGGATCTTAAAAATCTATTAGATGAAAGGGAAAAATATTGGATAGCTAAAGATAAGACCCAGGAAAGAGAATTTGGATATAATATGTTATCTGGGGGTGATGGAACATTCGGATATAAAAGAACATTTTCAGAGGAACACAAGAAAAAAATCAGTGAAGCCCTAAAGGGGAAAAAATTATCAAAGGATGTTAAAGATGAGATTAGCCGAGTTTTAAAGGGGAAAAAGAAGAGCAAGGAGGGACGAAAAAATATGAGCGAAGGACGTAAGGGAATTAAATTTTCTAAGAGCCATTGTGAAAATATTAGTAAATCTAAATCCGGATCAAATAATCCTAATTGGGGAAAGGAGAGGACTGAAGAGACTAAATTAAAAATATCTAAATCAGGGAAGGGAAAAAAGAGATCTATAGAGACCTGTGAAAAAATAGGGAATGCTCATCGAGGTAAAAAATTATCGGAAAAACATAGGAAGTCAATTTCTATATTTCAAACTGGTCAGAAAAGATCTGATGAAACTAGGGAAAAGATGCGAATAAAGGCTATAGAGAGGGAAGCTAAAAAAAGAAAATGATGAAATTTAAAGTTACTGATGATAAAAAGTTTTTACAATTAATAGATAGTACGCAGCTGGAATATGATCAGATTCTCTCGTCACTAACTAAAAAACCGGATAATTGGTTTATAATTAGGAAAAAACTTCCAAACTGGGATGGAGAGATAAAATTCATCGACAGGTATAACCGTATTCCTCTTGGATTATGGGGAGAAGTTAAAAAACTTGCTAAAAAATATAATTTCCCTATAAGTATCGATGGCAATGAATTTCTTTCTGATCCCGATTTTGCAGAAGAGGATTTTGATGCTTGGGTAGTTGATCACTTCGAACATTCAAAGATTAATCCAAGGGAATATCAGAATGAATCGGCTAGAAGAGCTTTAAAATATATGAATTGCACAGAAGAAATATCAACTTCTGGGGGAAAAACTCTTATAGCATATATGATATTTAGATATCTTCTTGATAGAAAGAAGATTAAGAAAATGCTTTATATAGTTCCAAACATTGGATTAGTAGAGCAAACAGAAGATAAGTTTTTCGAATATGAAGCAGTTGTGGGAATAAAGGATATTCCATGGAAATCTGTAGGAATTTATGGGGGTTCAGAAAGAAGGAACGAAGATCAGGCTAATATAGTTTTCGGTACATATCAATCTTTAGCAAAGAAGACTGAACAATATTTCAGCCAATTTGATGCAGTTATTGTAGATGAAACCCATCATGCAAAAGCAAATTCTATTAAGTCTATTCTTGTTAAATGCTATACTGCTAAATGGAAAATGGGTTTAACCGGATCACTACCAAAAGAAGGATCTTGCGATTCCTTTACTATCCAAGCATATTTAGGACCTATGGTTTATCAGCTTCATTCTCATACACTTATTGAAGAAAAAAATGCTACACCCGTTCATATTGTAGGTATTGAGATGGATTATTTATCAGAGGAGGTTAAGAAAAACCTATATGAACTTAGAATGTCTAAAGAAGATGATAAGGATGGAGTTAAAATTCTCAATCTCGAAAAACAGATAGCTAGAGAGGAAAGAAAAAGACTTTTATATGTTTGCGATATTATATCAAGATCCAAGAAAAATGCTTTAGTTCTTTTTGCAGATATTAAGAATTCATATGGTAGAAATATTTATGATTGGTTAAGGGAGAATACAGAAAAAAATACTTATTATATTGATGGATCAACAGATCCTGAAAGAAGGGAATTCTATAAAAAGAAAATGGAGGAGGAGGCTGATGTAGTTTTGGTAGCTTCTATAGGGGTATTTTCAGAGGGTATTGATATTCTTAATCTTCATAATCTTTATATTGTTGAAAGTTCTAAATCCGAAATTATAGTTAGACAGATGCTTGGTAGAGGAATGAGGCTTATGGATGGCAAGGATAAAATTACAGTTTTTGATTTTTCGGATAATTTTCAATATGGATCACATCAGTGGCAAAAAAAGAATTATTTATTAAGACACGCTGACGAGCGAAGAAAAATTTACAAG